AAACCAAAACACCCTCGAAAATATCAAGGCAATCCAAATAATATAATATGTCGTAGTAGTTGGGAGCGTAAGTTCTGTAGATACTGTGACCTGACTGAGAATATAATAGCATGGGCTTCTGAAGAGATAAGTATCCCTTACCTATCTCCTGTAGATAAAAGACCTCATAGATACTACCCAGACTTTCTCATGAAAGTGAGAGAAAATAATGGTAGTGTTAAAACATATGTGGTTGAGGTGAAACCTAAGAAGCAAACCAGACCACCAAAGAAAAAATCTAGAGTGACTAAATCATATCTGTATGAACTTACTACCTATGCTATCAACCAAGCTAAATGGAAAGCAGCACAGGAGTATTGTTTAGATAGGAGAATTGAATTTAAACTTATCACAGAAGATGAATTAGGTATCAAATAATGTCAGAAAGAACAGAAGAACTTCAAACACAAATTGAGAAGTTAGATGATGCTGATGACATTATGATGAACATCATGGAAGTGTTCACTCAAACTGATATAACACCTGATCCAGGAAACTATTATACATTTGTATATCATGCTAAAACTCCTGGTGTTTATGATGAATTTCCTCTAGTTGCTGTCACTTATGTGGATAGGTGGGGATTTCAAGGACTCAACTTCCATTGGGGAACCTCAAGAAACTATACATGGCAAGAAATTGTAGGAAGACTACATGTAATACACAATGATGAGATAGATTATATGCGTTCATTACATTATGCAAACTTTAAGACTAAATAACTAAAAAGATATTAATGGCAAAGATTAAAAGCGATTACTTTCTTCTAAACGGAAACTCTTTCTTTACAGAAACAGAAGGGGGAACTGCAACAGTAGTACGCAGTGGAGTAGGTAAAAAGCTTACCCAAACAGAAAAAGATGTTGCGGGAGATCATTATAATAGTACTAAAGATACAATAGATTTTGCTCAAATATATGATTTAGATTTTGGACCACATTATATTAGTAAGCTAGGAGCTAGTGATACATGGATGTCTCAAACTAGATTAAAAGAATATAAAAATGCATTTAAAAAAGCTACAGGAGAAAGTGGTCCTAATATAAGTTTCGCTCAAGCAGTTGAAGCAGGAAAACTTTGGAACCCCACTCCTCTTAATGAAAATGCTAATGGAAAATCCACATCTACCACAGACTTTAATGGATCAGTATTAAGATATCCTTTATTAAATACTGGAAGATATGATTATCTATCCATTGCTTCTTATAAAAATGAACCTGATAGATTTGATACTAATGCAAGTTTTACTAGTATGAGAACTGTCGAAGAAAGAATGACAGGTTCAGCACTAGGTAGAGTGTTTCTTCCAATGCAACCTGGAATAGCAGAACAAACTCAAGTTCAATGGAGTCAAGATACTATGAATGCTCTTGAAGCAGCAGGAGCTAACATAGCAGGAGGAACAATAAAAGGTGCTGCTAGTGGATCAAAAGAAGCTGCTCAAGCATTCATGAAAAATACTGGTGGTGCTGCTAAAGGTCTTGCTGGATCTATTAATGAAGATGATGTTGCTGCTTACTTTGCAGGTCAAGCAATAGGAAAAAATATTTTAACAAGAACAACAGGGAAAGCACTAAACCCTAACCTAGAACTTTTATTTCAAGGACCTACTCTAAGAACATTTAATTACACATATAAATTTACTCCCAGAGATGGTAAAGAATCTGCAATGGTAAAGAAAATTATTAGATTCTTTAAAAAATCTATGGTTCCTAAGAGAGGAAAGAATAAAATATTCCTAGAAACTCCTAATATATTTAAATTAAAATACATATTTAAGAGTGGAGGTCAACATCCTTTCTTAAACAAAATTAAAATGTGTGCTCTCCAATCTTTCGATGTTCAATACACACCTGATGGATCATACATGACCTATGAAGATGGTTCTATGACATCCTATCAAGTAAGTATGTCCTTTGGAGAATTGAATCCAATTTATCAAGAAGATTATGATACAGATACACGCAGCATGGGTTATTAAAAATGGAACAAACTTATTTTAGACAAGTACCAGACTTAGATTATGTTAATAGAACACCTGGAAATAAAGATATTTCCAACTATATTGCTGTAAAAAATTTATTTAAAAGAGGAAAAATTCGTCCTGATATATTTGGCAATGTAAATTTCTTCAATAAGTATAAAATTATAGGAGATGATAGACCAGATAATATAGCTACTGAAATATATGATGATCCTAATTTAGATTGGGTAGTTCTTCTTTCCAATAACATATTAAATGTTCAATCAGAGTGGCCACTACCACAAAGCTCATTGGATGAAGTTCTTCTGGAGAAATACGAAACTTATGATAAATTACATTCAACTCATCACTATGAAACTATTGAGATTAAAGATTCTAAAGGAGGAATTATATTACCAGAAGGATTAGAAACTCCTAATACATGGAGAACTAATGGTAATTATATTCAAGCAATCAATACTAAAATCAATCAGATATCTGGCAATGATTCTAAAGTAGCTACTGTTACCATGTACAATGGTATTAAAGATCTACTAGTAGGATCCGAAATTCTTATTACTAATGTGGCAAATGATATTTACAATGGAAGATTCCCTGTATCTTCAATAACTTCTCTTAATAATGTAGTTGTTGTGTTCACATATCTCCTACCAGAAATACCAGAAGTTAGAAACCCAGTTATGGGAGGAACAGAAGCAGTTACCTTTACAGTAGAAGGAAATGTTGGAACAGGAAATGCATACTACTATGAATACTATGATGGAATTAACTTTAACACAGTTCCAGTAGCTAATATGACAAAGGCTGTTACTAACTATGAATATGAAATGAAAAAAGAAGATGATAAAAGAAACATCTATCTATTAAAACCAGAGTATCTTAATATTTTATTTAATGATATGGATGCTATCATGCCATATAAAAAAGGTGCTACCCAATATGTGAGCAGCACCTTGAAGAAAGGAGAAAATATTAGACTGTATCAATAATCTATTTAAATAGATTAATGTATGCTGCTATGACCAAGAGAGTCAAGCAGAGTTGATTATACCTCAAGAGTCAGCTAACTTCTGAAAGTAACTGAGAGCATCATCCTCTTCTGAACTAGCAGATGCTACAGGAGCTGCTGCTACTGGAATTTGTTCTTCTTCAGATACAACTTCCTCATCCAGTCTAGGAGCTTGGACAGGTTTCTGTCCCAAGACAGTCTTTAAACGTCT